TCGGTTTTGTTTCATAATTATGAATAATATTAAGATCATTTCTAATATTTAAAAAATCTAATGAATATTTGTTTGATAAACTATTACATGGATTAATATCATTAAAACAATCACGAATCACTAATCCAGAATAATTTATATTTACACCAAATTTATATGTATCATTTTTATATGATTCAAAATCATCACTAAATAAATTATTCATATAATTAATATATCCTTTAGATGAAAAATCATCTGTTTCATTTAAGATATTATATTTACGAACAAATTCTTCTTCAAATGTTGTAACAATTATATCTTCAGTTGATGATAATGTATCATCAAATATCATTTTTTTCATACCTACAATCGGTAAAATAAATGATGGGATATTTAATTCATTTGTTTTTATAAATTCTTTAACAAAATTAAGATTATCTTGATCATCTATATCTGTTCTATGTTTTACTTTATTAATTAAATAAATGAGCGCTTCAGACGTTTCTGTAATATTATGAATTAAATTTTCATTATCATAAATATCATATATCCCGATTAGATTAGATATGAAATCTTCTTTTATTTCAGTATCGGTATATACTCTTTCTTTTTTAGATTTTACTTGTTCTTCTAATTCAATTTTTTCTTCTTTAAAAATGTCTTCTTCATCTAATATATCTAAATCTACTTCTTGAATTTTAACAATATCTATGATAGTATAATCTTTATGCAATAATTGTATATATCCTTCAGAATAATAAATATTACGTTCATCATTGAGTATTATATATGTGTCAGTAATATCTGTAATAACACCGAGATAATCTTCATATTTATTTTTATCAAAAAATACCACTAATAATAAATCATCTGTATTAAAATCAGTAGTAAATTCTAATAATTTATCTTTTTCTTCTTGGATCATTTCATTACCACGATCTTCTAAATCTTCATGTAAATCATAATCTTGTTCTTCATCATCTATTACAGGAATACCATCTTCATTAAATTCATCTTCAAATCTAGGCGAATCAGGTGAATATTGTTCTACCGACGTTTCATCAGCATATTCCACAGCTTTTTTATATTTTTCTTCTATATCATCTGATGGATTACCATCTTCTAATTCTAATGGATTATCTTGTTCTTCTTCTTCTACTTCTTCTTTTTGTTCAGATTCTATGTGTTCAGTTTGTTCCTCCATTAATTTTTCAATATCATCAGGGTTATCACTCATTATATTAATATAGATTATATTTTAATTACTTAAAATTAAAACAAGTATTATACTAAAAGTGTCATAATGGATATCCAAAACTTTATAAATCAAAATGAAGAATATCTTGTTCAATTTAAAAATTTAAATCTCCAATATCGTAAATATAATGTTCTTGGTTTAACATTAGTTAAATATAAATACGATACAGATATAAATGATTTTACTAAATTATTTAAATCAGTTATCATCGATCAAAAAACAAATAAAATTGTATCTATTGCACCCATGAAATCAGTAAAAAGTGATCATAATATTTTAATGAATGACAATACTGAAATCAGTAGAATTTATGATGGTACAATGATTAATGTTTTTTATCATAATAATGAATGGGTATTATCTACTCGTTCTTTTATAGGTGCTAATAATTATTGGAATAAGAATTCTAAGAAATCTTTTAAAGATATGTTTAATGAATGTTTTAATCAATATGATGAATTAGATCAAACACATTCGTATTCATTTGTTCTCCAACACAAAGACAATAGTAATATTGTTCCTATTAAAAATAATAGAGTCATTCTTGTAGAAGAATATTCATATGAAAATGGATATCCTGAAAAAGTAGATATAACAAGATATTCACGAACATATCAAATCAGTAATATTTATAAAAATTATCATGAATTAACTACTAAAAAAAATGGATGTTATTTGATTGAAAATGATATCCAAAAATATGATAAAGGATTTAATATCTTTAAAGATGGTGTAAGACATGTTTTTATTACAGATGATTATAAATACATATTTGATCTTAAACCGAATCAAAATAATAAAATGTTTATATTCTTGACACTTTACAAACAAAGAAAATTAATTGAATATCTTACAGTATATACTGATGATAGAAATCTATTCGATATTTACAGAAATAAATATGATATTATGAGAAGTGAATTATATTCAAATTATTGTAAACATTTTATAGAAAAATCAGTAGAGAAAAAAGATGTCCCATATCAACTGAAACCTATCGTTTATGAATTACATGATATTTACAAATCAACAGGACAAAAAATTAATTATAAACTAATTAATGATTATCTACAAAATATGAATATTAAAAGACTTACATTTATTTTAAATTATTATTAAAATATAACTTATATTATAATGAATAAATTATTAATATTACTATTGGTATGTTTAATAGTTTTAGGATTATTATTTGCTCCAGCCACCTGTAATGGTGTTACATATTATAGAGGATTTCGTGGATGTAGTAGTTAAATATAATAAATCAAATACCCATACTAGATTTAATAATTTCACCAAATATCCCTATTAATTCACCACATGCTTGTGATAATTCTTGAACTAAAGCACTTGTTCTTGTTTTCTCATCAGTATCTGCTCCACCTAAAATATGTTTAGGATTAAATGACATTGTAAATAAATATTTATCTTCTAGTGGATGTGTTCTTTTATAACCAATAACATTTAATGGTGATGTTTCATTAATCATATGATTAGATATATGTGTTTGAATAATAGAACCAAGAGTATCATCGAATCCGTGCCAAATATGATTAATTTTAATGATAGCAGGCATTTCAACAATCATATTAACAATACTTTTCTTTTCATCGTCATTATGATATTTAAAATCAATTATATTTTTTTTATCATCATCTAGAACATATTGTAATTCATCTTTAAACTCTGCTAATGATTTTATAATTATATCATTGGCACGAATAAATAATTCTTTAGCACTTAAGAAATGTTGTGATTCGATATTAAAATTATACCAATATGGTTCACCATTTTTATCACGATGAAAATATCTTTGACCTTCTTTTAAGAATAAATCTTTTCTAAATTTTTCATGTTCATCTTCAGGTAATTCTTCTCTACTGAGTTTTTCTTCAATAATTTTCTTACACATTTCTTCATCTATTTTATATGAATAAGTAGAGCAAGAAACTGCTTGCCAACGAGCATCTTCTTTGGCGATAGATACAGACGGTGATCCATATAATACTAATTCTTGAACATTTTTATCTGAATTAGTGGATTTTAATTCATGAAGAAGACAATAATATTTATCTTTATATGGTCTAAATATTTCAGATTTAATTTTATCAGATACTTTTTTGTCCATATCGTAATTAGATTTATCTATTTTTGTTATCATTCCATTTTGATAATCAGGTGATTCTGCTACAGTCTTTTTTATTTCATAAATATCAAAATCTCCAGCAGTTATTAAAGTAATTGGTTTGGAATTATCATGTTTAACATTTAATACAAATAAATATTTGTTGGGATTATTTTCTATTAATTTAGGATCAATATAAAGAGGTATCATACCAATACGGTCAAGAATAAATTCATTATGTAAAGATGTTTCGTTTTTTTCAATCACAATATCAGATTTATTATATTCAGTACGAAATGCATATGTATCAATTGATGATAATAAAGTTCTTCTAATAGCATTAACAATAGTTCTATTCAAACCATATTCATCATTACCATTTATTTCGAATGTTAAATTATTTTTATCTGATTTTTCGTTGACGTTGATATCACAGGTGAATTTAGACATTATATATATAATATTTATTATTTTTAAATAATCAAATTTATTATGTTTATTATGAATATTTTTAATATTATGATAAAAATAACATGGATTTATATGTAAGCAAACAATGTCAGCATTGTACACAATTATTAACATTATTGAGAGATAATCCACAATTACAACCATATTTTATAGTGAAACCTATTGAAACAAATTCATATCCTAAAGAACTAAAAGTAGTACCAACATTAATTAAAGATGGACAATTATATACAGGAACACAACTAAATGAAATAGTTAATGATGTTAATAGATACGATATGGAGAAAAATGGTCAACAACAACAACAACCCAGACAAATACCCGATGAAAGAGAAATACAATTACAACAATTTGCTAATAAACCCAAACAACCACCACAACAATCACAACAATCACAACAATCACAACAACAAAAATCAGATGAAGATATAATGGGTATCTGTGGATCAGAAGGATGTTTATATGAGAGTATAGATAATAGTAATAATAATTTCTTAAATGGTGATTATTGTTTTTTAGATGATGGATATAGTGAAAAAAAACCAACAGGATCTAATAATTCAGGAACAGGTGAAAAATCAGGTAGATTTGATAATGGTGCTTATGAAGCCATGATGAAAAGTAGAGGAATGTAGACGCGTAAAATATTATTTAAATATATATATCATATATATAAAATATGGATATTAATGATCAAATGTTATCTAAATTTAAATGTTTTTTAAACGATATTTGTAAAGTATTTCCTGAACATTCAGATTCTATTCAACAAAATTATAATATTATATTAGAATTAGATTCACTAATTATTGATGAAAATGAAATTATATCTGAGTTTTTAGAAAACATATCTAATATTAGTGATAATATTATAAATAAAGATGATGAAATATTTACAGATGATTTATTCTTAATAAAAGATATATCTATGAAAACATTATGGTCATCTGATATAAGTAAAAAAACTAAAGATAGTATATGGGGATATTTAAATGTTTTTAGTTTAATAAATCTTAATATAACTTCAGGAAAAATGATGAAGAATACACAGAATAAATTAGAATCTGGTGAGAAGATAACTAAAAAAGAATTAAAAGTAATGAAAGATTTAAAAAAATTAAATGAAAATATTAATACGACAAATACAAATGATTCATTACCGGATGATACATTAGAGTCGTTAGAAAATACATCATTAGGTAACTTAGCTAAAGAAATAACAAAGGATTTAAATATAGATGATACAAATGCTCAAGATATGTTAAATCCTACTAATATGATGAATATATTTCAAACAATAAATTCTACATTACAACAAAAAGTGGATAATAATGAATTAGATATGAATTCATTATTTAGTGAAGCATCTGGATTTATGAATAATTCTGGATTAATGGGAAATATGATGGGTATGATGGGTGCTGGTGCTGGTGCTGGTGCTGGTGCTGGTTCTGATGGTGGAGGTGAAGGAATGCCTGATATTGGTAATATGATGAATATGATGTCACAAATGATGCAACCACCTACACCGCAAGGAAATCAAAGACAACCATCTCAACCTGCTCAAAATATTAATCCTACACAACAACGATTAAGAAAAAAACTTGATGAAAGGAAAAGTAATAATTGATATTATCAAGAATTAATATTTTTTTATAGATATATATATATATGGAAAGATTTTGGTTAAATCAGTTTGGTAGTTTATTTAATAGAAACAATCTATTTAATATAATACCGTATAGTAAATTAAATTTAAATTCTAAATTGAACTCTATATTTAGATTATCAATTTATTTTTCACTGATAATGTTTATAATAAAAAAAGATTATAGATATTTAAGTATTATTGTTATAGTTGGGATATTAACAATAATTATTTATAGAATGTCACCTAAAAACATGGAAACAAATATACAGGTAAAAAATACTCTAAAAGATAGTAATTATAATGAAGAATCAGAGGGATGTAAAATACCTACATTAACTAATCCATTTATGAATCCTACATTTGAAGATTTTGAAAATGGTGATTTAAGAAAAGCATGTAATTCTTATGATAATTCAGTAATCAGGTCAATGGAGGATGAGTATTTTAATGTAGGATTATATCGTGATTCAACTGATGTATTTAATAAAAGTAATTCTCAAAGAGAATTTTATACAATGCCTGTAAATTCTATTATTAATGATACAGTTAAATTTGCTGAGTGGTGTTATAAAACACCTCCTATCTGTAAAGAAGGGAACGGGATACAGTGTTCATCTGATTTAAATAGTAATACATTAGGTGTTAGAGGTGGTCCAGGTTCTAAGAATTCAACATAATTAATTCATAAATAAAAAAAATATATTATAATATATATAATGACAGAAATAGGAATTCATGGATACGGTGCTTCAGTGGACGCCTTAAAATCAGACACTCGAATTGATGATTGTTTAAATCAAGATGTTAATAAATCTAGATTTCAATTATTTGGTCAAAATAATTTAATGTATGATAAAGGAACTACTCTAATTGATACTCAACAAAGATTAGGTCCTGGTAGATATGAATTAGATAATACTTACGGATGTAATTGTCTTTTACCGGAAGCTCGTGATCTTCAATTATCACAACCTGCTATTAATTTTCAGGCAGGATATGGTTCAATTGGTGAAAAAGGATGTATAGTTGATGAAAATTCTGAATTACGATATGGGTTAGCAACAAATAAAAATTATATTCATCAATTACCACAAAAATATAATGCTGGGTTTTTTGGGAAAGGTAAATATGATTCTAATGTAGAATCAGTCATTCAAGGTGGTAATTTAACTAGTTTTGGTGATAAAGCATGTAATGTATTATCAGGTGTAACTATCCCTAATTATTTCCTTCCTATGATACCTAGATTATCTAAAGAAGTACAAAATCCTATTCATATTATTCCAGAAGATAATAGTAAAGGATGGGTTCGTGGTGGTATTCCATCTAGAGATGTCTATAAATTAATGGATTACAATCAACGTTGTGATAAATTTAATAAAAAGTAATTAACTAAAAATAATTTATTTTAATATATATATATGAATAATTTATATACTAATAATGAGTCATATCAATTAGAATCATTAAATAATGAATCAATTGGTCCAGGATTATATATGTTAGATATATCAAAAAAATTAAATCAAGTTGTATATCCTTGGGCACCTACTGTTCGTTTACAAAAAATGGGAGCATCAATTAATCAAAATATGTCATTAGTTGATACTGAATCAGATTTATATAATATAGTTAGAGTCAATACTAAAGATCCTAATAAAAAATATATTCCTGATGAAAATAAAAAAATAGATTATTTAGATCTTAAAGACGGATTTTTTCAAGAAGAAAGTACTTTGTTAACTAATCCTCCATTTGAGTTAAAAGGATTAACTAAAAATAGATTTTATAATTTATTTCATGATCCACAAAAAACTGCAATTGCTCCTGAATATGTTGGTAGATTCGGTAAAGATACTTATTCAACCATTTTAGATGATTATAAAGCATGTCCATTTAATAAATCTATGTATGATGGATTTTAAATGAATATTTTATCATATTTTTTTATCATATTTTTATGTTATTTTATAGATAAATCTATAATTTAAATACAAATAATAATTTTTTTATATATATTATAATATATTATGGAAGCTATTGTATTATTAAGTATATTAGGTGCTGGATATTTATTTAATAAATCTGAGGTAGATAGTAATAATAAAGATACTGAAATACTAGATGAAAAAGATATTTATAAATCTCATTATTTTAAAGAAAGTGATATCGAATATAAAAAAAAAGTAATAGATAATTATAATAAATCCAAAATTCCTGGATCTAATATTGTAAATTATCAAAATATAGATGAATATCTTAACAGATCAACTGATAGTAAATCTGATATCGATAATAATGATTATGATTATGTATATAGTAGTTCGAGTGGTGGAAAAATATCTAAGGATGAATTTTTAGTAAATGATCAAGGAATTAAAGTCGAACCATTTTTTAGTGGTGCTGGACCAAGGAATATAAATCTTAATGAAAATAGACAATTAAATATTCACCAAGGTAATGTAAATTTTAAACAAAAAAAAACTGAATTACCAAATTTTTTCCAACCAGTCAGACAAAATAATGTATTTGGTACACAATTTAATGGTGATCTATTACAATCTAACTATGTTACTAGTAATATTAATAATAATGTAAGACCCTTCGAACAACAAATGATTCAGCCCATTGATAGTAAAAGTTCACAAATAGGAGATATTAACAGACATTATTACGAAAAAAGTAAAACAGAAAATATTAGAGCATTAAGCAACCAAAAGGAAACATATGAAGGTAGGATATTATCAGGATCTAAACATGCTAGAAGAGGTAAAATAGGTCAAGTATTTGAACACACACCTATGACAGATTATTATAATTCTCCTGATAAATGGTTAACTACTAATGGTGCATATACAGCAGGAATGGAGAGACCAGAAGAAATTATTCCACCTACTAATCGTCAATATTTTAATAAACAAGAACTTGGTCCTGCTACAGGTATTGATTCTGAAGTCCCTGCTGAAAGACCTAAATTTGCATTATCTAATCGTCAAACTTTTTCTGCTGATACAGTAAGAAATGCCGGAACAGCAGTAGGACAAATGAATAATGAAGCCGTTATGAATTCTACTATGATATATCCAAATGAACGTGATGTTACTACACTCAGAACATATGATAGTAATCTTAAATCAGATTATGATAAACTCACAATGGGATTACAAGATAAAGTTAAAAATACTATTAAACAAACTACAATTGATCCTGCTAATAATGGTTATTTAACAGGTACTGAATTACCCACTGAAAGATTACAAGATAATATAAAAAATACTAAAAAACAACATACTACATTTGACGAGAATTATGTCGGTATAGGTGGAACTACGGTTGCTCAACCAGTCAATGAAGATAATTACAAAAATGCTGAAACAAATGCTACTAAAGAAATTATCGCTCAAGGAAGATATCCTGTCCCTGAAGGTGATAAATATACTAATAGTGTTGAAACATACAATATTGAGATTAAGAAAAATGAACAAGATTATTTTAATCATAGACAAACTCATTATGATAAAATGAATCCAGAATATCTTGCTAAAGATACTTGTGAATTCACTAATTTTAAAAATAAATTAGATGACAGATCTATTGGATCACTAGATGGTGGAAGATTTGATCCAAGTTTATTAACACCCTTCAGAAAAAATCCATATACTCAATCATTAGAGTCATTTGCTTATTAAAAAAATATATATAATGTATATATGTATATTTTAGAAGGAGGTTATTTTGGTAGTGTAATAGAAGGTAATCCAGATGATGGAGGTCCATCATCACCGACACCATCACCATCACCATCACCATCACCATCACCATCACAATTATCGGAACTGCCACCACCAACAGATGTTTATAAACCTGTATCTGAAATTTCAAGAATGTTAAATACAGATATTAGCAAAAATCAATTTGATAAAATTTCCCCTAAAGATGTTAGAGACTCACTTAGAAGTTTAATAGTAGATATGAATGCATCAGGATCATTAAGTATAGATACTACGAATAATAATAATATATACACGTATTTATTGAAAATAGGAAAAAACCCACATTTATTAAATAGACTTGAAAGTATAATAAAAAGATTTGTTGATGATGATAATGTAACTATTAATTATGATGATTTCCAGCGTACATTTTATGTTTTTATAGCTGAATTATTGTCTAAAAAAATAGAGGATGATGGCGATGCTGCTTCATTGAATCAATTAAAATCACGTCTATTAAAATATCTCCCACAAATATTATATAAGACAGTCAATATTAATGATTCGTCAGGAACTCACGGTGAAGTTAAATCAGCATTAATAAAAAGCAGTTATAATCAATTATTCAAA